ATTCAGCCCCGCTGCTAACGCTATTGCCGTTACAACATCCGGTAATGAGCGGATGCGTATCGACAGCTCGGGGCGGTTGTTGGTTGGAACGACCAGCGCAGTTGATTCGGGAGCCACTTCAAGCCTTCAAGTAGTAAACACCAGTACAGCCATCATTGCTCTTGGGCGCGATGACTCGTCTATCAGCGCAGGAAACGATCTTGGAGCAATAAGGTTTTACGGCAATGACGGCGGTTCGTATCAAATGTGCGCCGAAGTTATTGCAGAAGCAGATGGAGACCACGCGAATGACGATAAACCTTCACGGCTTGTATTTTCTACCACGGCAGATTCTGGTAGCAGCCCGGCGGAGCGAATGCGCGTCGGGAGCGATGGTAAAGTATTTTTTGGCAATTTTACTTCAGTTGGAGCTACTGCTTACATCGAGAAAGCAACAAGTGGTAGTTTTGAGCTAGATATTGTTGCAAGCCGGTCCACAACTACGAACCGAGATATTCGATTTTTCTCAAGATCGGATACAGAGTCGATGAGAATCGACACCTCGGGGCGGTTGCTGATTGGGACGTCTTCTGCAATCAATAGTGACAATTCTCCAAGTTTAGAAATAGTAGACACATCAACCGCTGTTTTAAGCTTTGGGCGAAACGACACAACGATCAGTGCAGGAAATGCTCTTGGCTCTATAAAGTTTTTTGGAAATGACGGCGGCTCTTATCAACAATGTGCAGAGATTACTGCAACTGCCGACCTTGATCACGCCAACAATGACAAACCAACCCGCCTAGTGTTCTCGACTACTGCAGACGCTGGTAGTAGCCCGACAGAGCGCATGCGTATCGACAGCTCAGGCAACGTTGGTATTGGTGTTTCGTCGCCCTCAAAAAGACTCCACGTTTCCAGCAGTAGCGCTGGAGTAGAAGAAGTTCAATGGCTAAATAATGCTCAAGCAGTTGGCGCTAATGTTGGAGCAGGTTTAGTTTTTACTGGCACAACAAGCAATAACGGTCTTGCGAGAATCGTAGGTGCATTCCAAGGCAGCGGAACTGGTGACGGTGGTTACTTGAAATTTGACACCAGGGCTGAGACCAGTGGCACATTAACCGAGCGGATGCGTATTGATAGGGCTGGGCGGTTGTTACTTGGTACGACTTCTGCACGCGCACACCTTAATGATGGCAGCGACTCAGGACATTTCTTTTTAGAAGGAACTACGCAAGATACAACCACCTTAGCTATTGTTAGAAACTCAGATAACGACGGTCCAGCTCACCTTGTTTTAGGTAAATCTAGAGGAGGATCAGCGAATTCGACGACTCGTGTCAACAATGGTGACACTATTGGGCACATCAATTTTGAAGGTGCTGATGGCACTCATCTAATTAGGGCGGCACAAATTTCTTGTTTGGTGGCCGGAGACCCAGGTGCAAACGATATGCCTGGGTTATTAAAGTTTTCGACTACCCCTGACGGGTCAAATGCCCTGTCGGAGCGGATGCGAATTGATCGCGACGGACGGTTGATGGTTGGGAAATCAAGCGCCGGTGTATCTAGTAGAGGCCCTGAATTTAGAACCGGAAATAATGATTATGCCGTAGTTTGTACGTCAGAAGATCATATTCCACAGGTCGTAAATCGCCTTGGTGATGAAGGGCAACTAATTCAATTCCGTCACGCTAATAGTACTGAAGGGGATATCTCTGTTTCTGGTAGTACTGTTTCATACAACGGTGGTCACTTGTCCCGTTGGTCACAACTTGCAGGAGGTGCAGCACGCATTGAAATTTTACGTGGCTCTGTGCTGAGCAACCTTAATGAGATGTGCGAGTGGGGAGAAGAAAACAACGAGCAGCTGAACCGCATGAAAGTCAGCGATGTCGAAGGTGATGCCAATGTTTCTGGCGTTTTCCAAGGATGGGACGATGACGATGACACCTACACCAACGACTTTTACTGCGCAATGACGGGTGATTTTGTTATCCGTATCGCTCAGGGCACCACCGTTGCACGCGGTGATCTGTTGATGTCAGCCGGTGATGGAACAGCAAAACCGCAGGATGATGACATCGTACGTTCTAAAACCATCGCCAAAGTGACGAGCACTACTGTCTCAACAACTTATTCCGATGGCAGCTATTGCGTGCCGTGTGTTCTCATGGCTTGTTAAGTATTTATTTAAAACCATGGTTTTTAAAATCCTAATTACCGTCCTTGCCTTGGCACCCAACGCCTTGATTGGTTACGTTTACTTCAATCGTGATGCAATCATTCAGCAACAGAAAGACGCTCTAATGAAAACATTGAGTGGTCAAATGACTGAACAACTCAGCAAACAAACCAAAGCTCTTACAGGCAACATGGACTCTTTGTTTACTGATAAAATCAAACCAGAAATGGACACCCAACATCAAGGACAACTTGATGCGCTGCCCAAGGAAACCGGCCCTGCGATTCCTTTCACAACACCGTGATCAATATTCCGGACATTGGGATACGATCCATACGGATTGTGCAAATTCCTGATGTCCACTCTTGGACACAAATTGCACCGTTAAATATTCCTCATGCACCACCAGTAACTCTAGAGATCGGCCTACCGATTATCAATATACCTGGTTGTGTTGAAGCACATGAACAGAACAATAAGTCATCCACGATCTTTAAAGATGACAGCAACGGTGTAAAAGTATTTTGTGATGCAGGAGTACCTTCATACAATCCAATCGACTACAACCCAGAGCAATTAATATACACAACCATCCCTGGCGTCCCCAATACACCAACATCTCCTCCTACCGAAACACCTGCGGTCCCTAGCCAACTACCTAGTCCTGGAGCGGGTTTTAAGCCCCCTGCACCCAGTAACGACGAAGAGGAATGCACGGAAAACTGCGAGGAGCAACCAAAAAAAGTTGAAGAAATTAAGCCGAAAGAAAAGTTAGAACTTACCGATTATTTACCTGACTTACCTACAACAACTACTACAGCAGCTATTGCGATTGTTGCGACTTCCTCTGCTCTATTAGCAAAGCCGCTTGCCGACTTGCTTCTAAAACTGATAAAGCCGACTGTGAAGAAGGCCCAGAAGAAATTGCTTGACGCACTTGGGAAGAAGACGAAGACTGAATCGGTGCGTGAACGTGTTCTTGCTCAACGTGATCGGAACCGTGCGATTCTTGCTTTACGGCGGGCTCTGAAGAAATAGGAATTGAATGTGTATGCTGTGGAAGATGTCCTGGTGGATTAACCAGGATTACATCCTCACACACCTTGAAATACCGTGATTTGGGATGAAACATAATACCTTCCTTCATTAAATTTCCACAATGTTTTAATCTTCCGATCTCAAAATCTAATCTTTTTGTAGCCAATATTTGTTGCTGTATTGCAGTCTGAGTATCCACTGCTGTCTTACAACGCTCCTGTAATCCACCATCCAAAGGAATAGATAGCGTGGCAGACAGGCCAAAATTAACGTTATTCGAATTCTTTTGCCCAGTACGTACAGGGACTTGGTACAAAACATCTCCCGGATTTAGCAGATTTCCATCATCATCTGCCCGCATGTCATACACATTATCCATATAGTGTGATTCATATGGAACTTGCCAAGAACTACCTGCTGTTACAAAGGGAGTAACGTTCAGCGTTGGTCCCTGGCAGCTGATTCCATTTGAATAAGTGTTGGTGATGTAGGGTCCTTGTAAAACCTGGATTGCCTGGTTTGTAACTGAACCGCTACTGTTAGCAATAGGATTAGCAGTTGCACTAACACCACCGACAGTATTGCTGTAAGCCGGAGAAGAAAATAAGGTGGCACAACCTATTGCGTAAAGATAGACGTGGTTTCTGTGACGCTTTGAATCTCGGTGGTTCTTTCGATCACCGTGTGGTTCGATAGACCTGCACCTTGGTAGGTCTCTGTGAACGTGAAAGCGCCGCCAGGTGTTTGCAACGACCAGTTGGGCTTGTTTTGTAAATCCAAACCAGTCCATGTGCTAGTGACTCCGTTCACCGTATTGCTGTTTCCAGTAACAGCCCTTGGTGAAATACTAGCTCCTGAATGTTTAATATTGGTACCAGTCACAGAATACTGAAAACCCGTGTTGTAGTCCATTGAGTTAATAACTTCAGAAACTTTTGTCGTTGTTTCTGTCCTGGACGTCATCGACCCCTGCTGGAAGTTGGGAACCACCGGAACGCTATACGCTGACTGAAATAATCCATGAAGAATCCCCAGGATTAAACCTAGTCCGATACCTTCTTGTAATCGTGTCATTTATCGCACAGTCACTTCGGTCACAAATTGACCGATCGCAGTTGTACCTGCGCCACCAGGATTGATCGTAGTAATACCAGCCGAATTGATTACGCCACTTAGGGTACCAGCCACACCGCCTGCAGTGGTAGTCACCGTTCCGTAAGCAGGTAAATTAGACACAGTGCCAGTGGAAACAGAGACACCTGTAGGAATAGCATCACCATAGGTAAACGACTCAGACAGGCTGAAAGCAGATCCTGAGGTAGAAATTCCATAGCTACCAGCTCTTAAAGTTGCGGCGGCGGTAACACTTGCGGGTGCGGTCAAGCCACCCATGGTCGAAACACTTGCGTTATTTCCTGCAACAGAATAAGTACTACCAATGCGCGTTGCTTGTGTAGCAGCAGCATCAACAGTGAGCTGCACCGATGAACTCATTCGATGGATAATATCCGCTTGTGCAGCGCCAGGAGCCAAACTTAATACTGCAGCTGTAGCCAAGATAGTTTGGGTTTTCATTACTTATAGGTTACTTATACCCCAAGTTTACCATTGGGTAAAATTAGGATTGGGGATTATATCTAACAATGAAACTAGGACCTAACCCAAAAGAATTGACTGAATACTTAGGTAGTTTAGTTCCAGTAGGTGTCCTCACTTGGGCTTTGGCAGTTTTGACTGCAAGCTACCTTGGCATTGCGACCAAGATCGATGCAGCTTTTATTTCGTCTTTGGTAACAAGTGTTCTTGCTGTGTACGGCATCTCTAAAAAAGATGACAGTAAAAAAGGCACTACAATAAAGAAAGTTACCCCAACCGAAGGCAAGGGTAAAGAAACGTCTCCAGACCAGAAATTCACTGCTCCAAAGATCCCATCGCCGGATACCGGAAATGAAAAACAAAGCTAGAGACAAACAAATTAAGGTGAATGTTTGTTGGGAAACAGCAGACGAACGCAAGTGCCACACGTTTAATAAGGACGAAGCCTATGCATTAAAAACCGCCATCGAAAATGACGGCGGCACAGTGTGGTGGTTTAGCCCTGTCGAGTGATCACTCTTTAGGGAATAAGCCGTTCTTGATAAATAACACGGCTTGGTCGTCGATGGTGTTGTCCGTACTTTCCGCCAGCTTGGTGAGAAGATCTACGATCAGCTTCTTGACTTGTGCGGAGTTTAGAAAAGCAAACAGGACGGGACGAATTAAAGCAATCATTTTGTTACCGGTATAGTCTCACTTATTCTACGTATATAGGACGATAAATAAGAATAGATTTTGAAGAGTCAATAGCACTGACCTCCAAATCTTCATGTTTAGCAAACCATTTCTTCCAAACTCGATACTGTTTATCAGCCGCAGTTGATTCACAGCAGATAAGAATGGCATCCCCTGGGGGAATTTCGGTCATCCATTTACGAACCAGGCGGATAGCAATAGCTTGCGTCTTATTGCAATCCTTACCTGTCAAATTCGTATTCAGGCGTAATACGGATCTCCTCCTGTTCTTTTTGTTCAGCCAATCGTTGATCTGACGATGTGACTTGCCGATTGCCATGCTGGCAAGCCAGACGCACCTTCCCTGCGTAAAAGTCCACGGGAGCAAGCGCACCTTCAAGATCTGGTTCTGGGCTAAAAAAGTCGTCGAAATCTTCCTGGTCCGTCGTGTACGCCCAGGTTTCTTCTTCACTTGCCATTAAACGTCGTAAACTTTACACATTGGAGCAGAAGGATTGTGCTCGCAGTAACACTCTACACAAGTTACTTCGCCTCTATCACATGGACAGGAAGACTTTTTACCGAAGAGATTCTTAAACGTTTTAAAGACTTTTTTCATGGTCTTGTTGCAAGTGGTACAAGAACTTGAGGGAAGGGGTTGTCGGGTGTGTGTTCCCGATCCCAGGCAGTTTGCCATTCCGACAAGGAGTGTTCGTGTTCAGTCGCCCCAGTAAAGTCTGGGCCTAAGTCACATTGTATTGCACTTACTTCAACCGTGTCTTCATAAAGAATCCTGGAAAAATCCTCAAGCAGAAGTAACGGAATCGGATCCGCAATCTCGATAACTATACCAACAGCATAATCAATTAATTCATTACGTGTATTTGAAATACACAACATATAGTCGCCAGGATTTAACGTGAAATACAACTCATTCCCACGGTCAATACGAGCAGCATTAAAGGTGTTATAGAAATCTGAAGTAGCTCCCATGAAGGAACCTGCGTAAGGATATGCAACGTTACCGTCACTATCCCTGGTAGCAATACTGTCTTCTTGAAATATGTTTCTTGCTTGTATTGGATTGCGATTTAAATCATATGCAGACAGGTTTATATGTTTCGATCTATCACCGCCTTTAGCTGTAATAATCCAGCCAGGTGTATTTAAAGTAAATTTAAACCAGTGGTTATAAGTATTGCCGCCATAGCCACCCTGGACTACCTGGTTGGTTGGCCCAAGCTTTCCACGGAGATATCGAACCGAGGTCTGTGCAAATGAGCCAATTGGAAACGGATCACGGGATGTCCGCTGTCTTTGGCTCAATTGGTTACGGGCCATTATTTATAATTATTTGTCTATCCTTCATCATAATCTGGGGCATCTTTAACACAAAGAGGATGTGCAATAGTCGGTTTGTATTGATTTTGCACTACTTCCTGTGTCTTGCCGAGGAGTCGGGCACGACTCATAAGCATTAGTTTCTCCGCTTCATATTTTGTACAGAACGGATGAATACGTTTGGGTGGCATGCCTGCGTTCCAAGTAGACACCATATGTAGTGGGTTGCCACACCAAGGGTTTCCGCACACCCTGGTAACCAACATGTTTCCGATATCTCCCCAGGCGGCCTGATAAATCGCTTTGTGGACGGTTATATTTTCTGATTTCTGCCTGCTATAAATCGCTCGATATGAAGGAAAGCAAATGCGGCGAGGAGTTTTAGTACCCGGTAGATCCAATTTCCAGCACTCATTTATATCAGATACCCCAATTCGCTTCCAAAGTTTTTCATATTTAACTTTGTATTCAGGATCCATGTAATTGATATCGAATCCGCAAATGTTGGAGCGAATCTTAAGGACGCAGTGATAGCACCAGTGATGCTCCCTGTCTCGAATGGTATGCCCATGAGGACAGACAAATCCTCTGTAGTAACCATGTTCTCGAAGTTCTTGGTCACTGCAAAGATGTATGTCCCGCACGTAGCGGAACACGGGGACGTTTGTTCTATTTGCCATGTCAGCTCCAGGGGTCCAGATAGTGTCGTTGTGGTCTCATTCTGTGACTGACTAGCAGCCGCAGACGGTTGTCTTTTTCGGTGTTTAGTACGTCATGAACGACTGCGTGATTGTCTGGACACTCCTTGGTGCGTAGGTAATAGACAATCCGATGGGCCAGAAAAATTTCATTGTCGATTGAGACCATGTAATACCCAGTGGGCTTGTCTCGTCTTGTTACAAATTTATCTTTTTCAACCCATTTCAAACCACTGGGATGTTCGTCGGTGAGTTCCAAAAGCTCTTGCAATCTCCAAATGGAGGGAAGCTCCTTGTAGACCCGCGACATAGAAACACACAATGAGAGAGAATTTTTCTATATCTAGTATAGATGACATCTTGAGCAAGATGTAATGGTTCATTGTGTGTTTTTGTGTGTCTCACGAGAAGCGCAATGAACACGTACATCTTGCCCAAATTGTCATCTGCTTTACCTATAAAAGAAAATACGTTCATTGTGTGTTTCTCTGCACCGCAGGATTCTTGGTTTGGTCTCAATCTAAGACTTATAGACCATAAAAAAGCCTCTCGCGGGGGACGAGAGGCTCGGGCAGCTCAACTACGCTCGGGCTCAGCTTACCTCAGCCAGGTCCTTTTTCGTGCGCTTTGTCTTTTTCTTTTTCCTTTTCGATACTGTCTCCAGTTCCACGCCGTGATCGACCTCCTGTAGGACATCCTCAAAAATCCCACCAAATTGCGACGCGACTGTCTCCCA